TCCATCTTCACCATGAACCGTAGCTTCAAATAGATCCTGTATATTAGTACGATGATTCTTCAACTTAGCTACCTGACTCTCCATCCCTGGAGTCTTGCTCATATCCTCAATTAGATGTGACGTTAGTCTATCAAAGGCTTCTTGTGGGTTGGTTCCAAGGTGCATAAAGGTAGCTGCATCTCTAGAAGTTCCAGATACATTCTCTAGAACTCCTTTAAATAAACCGCCATCACCGAACGCTTCTGTGAACTCATGTTCTGCTTTTCCACTGTTAAGGTGTATCTGCCTAGATTTCAGGTTTTTAGCGTCCATACTACCAAGGCTAGACTCTAGTGTTAGTGCCTTCTCGTAGTCGCCCCTTATTATCTCTGATCGGATATCTCTCAGAACCTCATCAGAAGGTGGTTTCCCTCTAGCATCATCCCAGTTCTTCTTGATGAAATTTACAAAGTCTTCCTCTGGTCTAGCTATAATTTTTTTAACAGAGTACTTCCTCTTAGCTACTCTGTTGAATAGCTTTTTCTTTAAAGATCCGCTATTCTTTGCCAGTGTCACCAAGTGGTTATCAATCTGCTTATAGAGGTTCGCAAGTGCTACCGCTTCCGGTGCAATATCCTTAGTCTCTCCTCTTAGGTATCTGTGGATATCTAGGTCAAACTCTCCTGATTGTGCTACTTTTCTAAGGTTAAAAACACCCTTCTTGCCTTGTACTTTCATATGCTCGACACCATGAAGTAGCATTGCGGCAGCTTTATTCCAGTTAGCTAGATGTGTTGATTGTATACTAACACCTGCTCCATCGTAAGATCTGGAGCTCCCATCTAGTATTCCCTCTATATAGTCTATTGGAGATGCGTGAGCAGGCGCTTTGTTCTCGTTATACTGCATTATACGTTTTTGTATCTTTATCTCATTGTTGATCATATCAACTTTATGGAGCTTCATACTGGTAGCTTCCCGGTTAATATAAGCCTGCGCCTTCTGCTCAAAGTCTGTAACATCGACACTGTTCTTCTTGATATGCTCCAAGTCGTCCATTAATTTTTTAGCTGATTTCTCTGGCTTTTTAGCGTCCATTTTCTTCAACGCATCAAGAGCTTCTAAAACGCATTTATCCTTCATCCTAGCCTCGCATACAGTTTATAGCTCTGGAAATAATATCCTGATAGCCTTCGTTAATAGTGTCTGCTTCTTTGAGGTTCTCCCTGAATTTCTCTAGCCCCTCAGTCTTAATCTTACCCTGTTCTTCCAACACTTTCAACTCTTCTAGTGCTTCTGTTTCCATGGCTGTCGTGTCTTCTGCAATCTCTCCTTTATAAATAGGAGCGTCTTCTGCTGATGTTCTCTCCAGGGAGTCTACTGCTTCCTGATCATAGTGCATTTTATTTGTCTCATCATTCATGAACTCTTTATCAAAAGTTTCCCTATTTTGTAGCTCTGGTTTAGATATAACCTCTGCCTCACTTCTAGCCTTTTTAACATTATCTGTATCGAATAATCTGATCTCTTCAACACCTTCCTCGTTTATGACTTTCACACCATCGAAGTAATCATTCTCCAGTTCTTGCATTTTCATCTTTATCAGATCGTCTTTCTCTGCTCTACCAAGGTTAGGTGTAGCTTCTATCTCTGCGATATCCTCACTGATATCATCTGCTATGTTTAGCCTCTCAGTGTCGATAGCGTGGACTTCTGCTGCTTCATCTTTCAAGTGATGTGCTGCTATTGCCTCTGCATCCTCTAGTTTCTCATGTGCCACGAAAGAGCCTTTAGCATCATTAGCGTGAGCACTCTCATCTGCTGATACGAATATTTTTCCCTCAGGGGCATCGACTTTCACCTGTGGTGTATCTATTTTTAAGTCTGCGTGAATATCTAGATTTCTGTCCATATTGGCTGCTGCTACTGCTCTACGGAAGCTCTTAACAAATGCGGATTTCCCAAGTTTTGCAGCTTTCCCAAGTCCGTGCATCCCTGCTGTCATTAACAATGGTGCTGCCACTACTGACATAGCAAAGTCCCCCATTGTGTACTCATCTCCATTTACATTAGCATCATAGATCAAAGCTGGTTCTACAGCTAAGTTACCTAGCATCTGACCTGCTACTTTCTCACCAAAACCTTTAGAGGCCAGTCCTATGGATCCTGCAATAGCAGGAGCTGCTGCTGCAAGTACTTCACCGGCCCCGAACTCTATGGGGTCCATCATGTGAGCTGCCATTCCTCCAGCGAACGCTATTAGTCCACCGCCTTGCTCCATTACTTCTCGCTGCTTTAGTTTCTCTCTTCTGTCCTCTGCCATAAGCATGGCCACATTCTCGTACTGGTCCTCATCGAACTCTATTCCATAGCCTGCGTATTGCTCGTTTAGTTTATCTTTTGAAACCATTTGAGCATTATTAGCTTCTGATTCCTTAGTTAATCCTCTCTTTGCCCACCATGTAGATAATGCGTCGGTTACTGTGGTAGTCTCGTTGTACGCTGCTAAGAAAGTTTCCTTGGTATCAGGCTTCAGGGCGACTGGTCGCATTTCATCAAGTTCACTGTTCTGGCCTGTTATCCCTGAAACGTCTATCATATGGAAGTCTTCCATTACAAGCTCCCTCCTGATGGCGCTACTGTCATACTCTTATAAGCAGAATCGACGCTTAGTGCTGTTGGTTGTGATGTAACCTGTCTCCAAGTCCTTGTGATGTATCCGCCTTTATTATTCTTTACTGGATACCATCTCCCTCTCACTGGTACCATGAACGCTATGCCGCCTTCGTCGTGGCGAGTCTTCCATGATCCACGCTGAAGTACTTGCCTGAACGCTAATGTTTTCTGCCTTTCGTCCGTTATATCTAAGCCTGCTGAATCCAATAAGTCTGTGTTGAATTTTGAGTAATCTACATCTAGCTTGGATATATTGTTCTCTTCTCTAGAGATGAAGTTCTCAGTAGCATAGGCTATATCGTCAATACTAGATCCTGTGATGCTCTCAGCGTGTTTCGGTATAAACACCTTCGCAGAAGCTCCAGGCTCGTTAATGATTACTTTACTGTAATTAGCCTCTAGTACCTGCTCTACGGCTGCCTTTGCAGCATCCACTGGCTCCGCTCCATTCATTACAAGCATATTAGCAACTTTCATAGTGGCGTCACTAACGTGTTTCGCTCTAGAGAGTCCTGCCATAGTGTTATCCCCATTGGTAATTGTGGAGATATAAGGTTCTAATGCTGAAGCTACGCCTGCGTTAGTGTCTGCTATTGCTCCCTTGAAATCGTAGTCTGTCTTCTTTCTGTTATTGATACCATCTATAACATCTTTGGAGAACGCTAATGCTACTGTGTCTCCATTCTCAGGAGTGTATAGTACAGCGTTTATGGCGTTTTTGGATTCCTTAGGCATTGACCTACTTGCTGCCAGCTCTTTGATAATTACTGGTGCTCTAGTGCCGTAGTTCGCTTTGATATCTGCGACTACATTCTCAACTTGGGTTCCATCGAAAGACGCCCCCATAGGTGTACGAAGGCTATCTATATAATTCTCTTTAGTCTGGAGGTCTAGATAAGTCCACTTATCCTCGGGTACTCCCTGCTTCCTGTAATAATCTTCCTGTGCCATGAGTTGGTCTTTTACTGCTGTCTGTATCTCCATAGGTGATGCACCTGCACTTTTAAGTTCGTGGACTTTTGAACTCGCTTCTCTTACTTTAGCGTCATAAGTCAATGCTACCCCTGCCGGATTAGACTTCAGAACTTCCTCTAGCTTCTTCTCAGCTCCATTAACTCCTTTCTCTAGTCTGCTGTAAGCAGGTGACATTGTGAAATCGTCTGAAAATAATTCGGATCTAGGTACTCCTAATGCTTTGGCAACTTCTTCCTGCTCTACCTTCAATCGTGCCTTGAAGTCTGTACTTATTCCAGTGCGTTCCTCTGCTGTAGTGGAAGCTGTAGTGCTGATCATATCGAACGCTACTTTAGACCCAACTACTCGACTGGCTTCTACTCTACGCATCTGCCCCTCTGGGATATACTGTAATTTCTTAACCGCTGTCAGTACTGGAGCTACCCCTGTCACCAAGCCGTGCTCTAGTCTGCTTGCTATTAACCGAGAGTCGTCTATAGACTTCTTCATACTGGTCACTTTCATTCGTGACTGTGCCGATGCTAATTGGTTAAGCATTGTGTTCAAATGCCCTGGCTTAACCGCTTTTGCCATTATATCCGAGTACTTCGTAGGCGTGTGCTTCACTGGCTCACTCTTAGCACCATTAACTTGTGATGATAGCTCATATGCCATGTTAGGATCATCGTGAGCTACTTCTGCTATTGCCTCATCTATTCCTATGTTGCGCCCTTCCTCTATTGCCTGAATCGTCTCTTTATTAGATCCTGCTGATAACAAGCGGCTCATTTCCATGCTTAATATTCTATTCGCTGCCACTGGTTTCCCATTGGCCGCTAGGTCTTTAGCTTTTCTAACTTGTCCATCAAAGAAGGCTTTATTTACTGCTGTATTACGCTCATCAACAAGTCGCTGGTATGTGTCTGTGTTTATGCTACCAGAGAGATGTCTTTTTAAAGATGACTGATTCATCTTCCTTAGTAGGTGCCCGAGCTCTACGTTTCCTAGAGAACCATCCATAGCTATTCTGGTTAGGTCTTTAGTGCCTTCACCTTCTACTTTTACACCATAAGCTGCTTTCATTCTGAACATTTTATTTTTAGCGTCTAGTGCGCTCTTTCTATGGGATCCTTCTATTCTCCTGTCATATGCTGCTTTCTGATCTTCGGTAGCATTAGATGCCATAACTCCAGCACGTTCTGAAGCCCACGCATCATTTACAGCGTCTTCATATGACATAGGCACAAGTTGTCCTTTTTCATCTTGCTTCATGTAGGAAGCTACTGTACCATCAGGTCGCTGTATCTGCTCAGGCATCATACCGTCTTCGCCAGCGTCGTTTTCTATGGTTGATAATCTATCCGATACATTGTTCAATGTTGCAAAGGATTGTGATGTAGAGAAGTCCTCGATATCAGCTCGTTTCTGCTTTTCCTGTATCTTATTCTCATAATTAGCTAGCACGTTCCCTACATCTGAAATACCTTTAGCGATTGATTGGTTAGCTCTGTTCATGACTGATGTATCTACTGCATTAGTAGCTACACTCACATTCAAGCTTTTCATAGGTCTTCTAGGTAAATTTATTGCCATTACTACTCCTATCTAGTTTTTACTAAGTTTTGATGCTACGGAAGCTCCACCGGAGAGGAGTGTTCCAAATGCTTGACGATCGGCTGCTTTAGCGTTTAGAGCACCTTGCTTCTTGGTGTTCTCTGCACCTATTCTAATTTGCTCTGCTTCCCATTCTGCATCTTCCATAATTGAGTTCTGCGTATCCGCTATTTTGCTGTGAAGTGCTGACATATCTATAAGGTCAAGGCTCATTCCATCAGTTCCTGCGGATTTTACCATTACGTCTGCTCCATATTGCTTACCTTCGAGCTCCAGTTGCTCAACATTGAAACGTGCTCTCTCCATCAGCTTTTCTGCCTGCTTCTCACGCTGTTTAGCAAGCCATGCTGCTTGTCTCGCTTGAGCTTTTCCTGCTTTATGTTGCTGATACGCTGAATAAATAGCCGCACCTGCCATGACTGCTGCACCAAACATATACTCTCCTATTCGTTTGCCGTACCTTTTAATACTAACGAGGATATCCCCCAAGGTAAAGGCTTATCTGTCTTCATCACAACTGTTTCTCCTCTAGAAAAACCATTCGGTACAGCTACTTCATGCTGACCTGTGAAGTTCTCGGTTAATTTAACATCGTAAACTTTGTCTGATCCAGCTATCACCTTACCTACTTGAACGTGCCAAGTTCTGTAAAGATTCATTACAACAGAGTGCACTCTCTGAATAGAATCAATAGTTGGACCGTAATAACCACTGGTTGATAAAGGGTTAGTCTCAATCAGGGAAGTGTAAGGTAAGCCTACGACTAGGTAATTACCACTTGCAGTATGTAATTTACCATCGTCCCCTACAAATCCCTCCCCAGGGACACCGTTGAGCAAATACGACACATTCATGCCAGTAAGATGCTCAACGTCCCATGCTGAAGAAGGTACTCCCAAGCTGGTTAGATATAAAGCTGAATCGACAAAGTAAGGTATAATTCTATCCTGAGATGCCCAAGGAGCTACTGTAGTCGTTAGCGTATTTGCTTTAAAACTTTCCGGCAGCTTCTCTAAGTAATACTCACCGTCTCTTAGAATAGTTAGGGCTATAGTATCGTTTCCATAATAGTCTGTTATCTTAGTAATATTTCGCACATCTCCGAAGTCATACGTCTGCCACGCAGTAGTTCCTGCTGCTGTATCTATCGTTAAGCCATACACCTTGCCAGTATAGTCTGTTAGAAATAGTATTCTAAGAGTAGCCGACCATACCATTGAGAAGAATCTCTGATTTGCTGTGATAGTGTCACTTACTTCTCTACTAGTATGAAGTAGATCGGGCACAAGGCTAGACAAGTTCTGTCTCTCATAAGATGCTGTCTTATACGAGTATATCAAAGAAGTTAGTTGGACCTTGGACTTATCCACAAATATAGTCAAGTTATCCATGTTAGCTGATAGGCTAAAGTGTGATCCAACAGAAGTGTAGCGTCTAATATCTCGTACTGCTCCTGGATCTGCTTTACTGTTAGCTGCTAGATTCCCATGTACACTAAACTCTCCTCGGTCTGTCCCTACTAGTAAGTCCTTGCCGCCTCTAATCCAGTGTATTCTATCGTACTCATCATACCCGATAATGTCTTGGAAAGGATCTGTACTCTTCTCCTCAGTAGTGTCTCCTACCAAGAAATCGTCCATGAAATCAAACATATTGTACGCTTTGGATGCACTCATAACGTCACCATGTTCTGCACACCCACCGAAAATAAGTCTACCCTGATAGGTAGTACAACAAAAAGGGTAATTATTCGCACACCAACGAGAAAGTTGCCATACGGTAGATGAGGTTCCCGAAGTGGGAGCTGAGCCATGTATAACATTCCCATAAACTCTTGTGCTGGCACCGGAACCTATTTGAAATACTACTTCTGAAGTACCATGAACAAACCTGATTAGCCTTCCTTTCTCGTATCCCGAAAACATAGGGATATTAGACTCTATCATATGAGTATAAGTGCCGCCTACCGATGTAACTGTTAGCGTATGGCTTGTATTAGAGTTCTTAACTGCATAAGGTACAAACTTGTAATAATGAAACCCTGTTGATGCCACGTTTGTGTACTCGTTAAAAGTCCCTGCTCCCCATTGTTGTGCTGCATATTTATTGTAAACTACCAACATTGGTTCAAACAGGCCGCTCTCGTGTACTATAGTCAAATACGGCCCATTCTGAGTAGTAGAGAATCCCTGCCTGCCGTAGAAGTCTGCTGCTATATCTACTGTGTGATTCCCGAAACCAGTGAGAAAAGTTGCTACTTCCTCTAGTCCTGATGAGACTGTGGTTTTATATACTGTAGCATTACTGACTAATGTGCTGCCAGAATATACTCCATCGGAGTCTTTTAGTATCACTACAAGGTAATTATCACTCTCAAATGTGAAAGAAAAGATCATAGGCTGTGCTGATAGGCCCTCAAACTTTTTTAAGAATACGGTTCCTGGTCGTCTCTCTGCTCCTCCTTGTGGAGTTACAGTCATATTAAGAAGTCGTCTGCATCCTTGATTATACTCTTTTATATCATTTCGCCCAAACAGCTTCTCAGAAACAAGTCCGTAGTTAAAGGCGTTTTGTTTATAATTAAACTTCGGCATAGCCAACCCCTCTAGACTTCAGCCATGTATCGTCTGATATGTATGACTGCTCTACATCGTCTTGGGCATCATTCGTTAGTGCTTCTCCACTGAACTTAGCATACATTTTCTGTACTACCTCTAATTTCGTGGTGCTGTCTGTTAGCGGTACACAAAGATCCATTGCTAGTTCAAAAGCGAGTACCTCAAAGAAGGAAGGATCAAATTCATTTACCAGCTCTGCATCGGAAACGTATTTTATTCCAATAGTTCCCTCATTCGTTAATATGAGTCTACCTTCCTGAACATATCTACAAGGATCATTAGTTGTGCTTACTATTTTCAAACAATCTGTTGGTAATTGGAAGCTATGTGCCCACTCATTTAATGGATCCCCTGGCGTTTCTGCTAGATTTGCCCTCTTCAATGCAAAGTTCCAAGAGTTGCTTCTAAGGAGTCTACGTCTTATTATGTCATAAGCATCTCTGCATAGTTCCGCTTCTTTTGAGTTCTCTGTGAAGTCGCTTATTCTAGCAGCTCCTATCTTTCTCATAGCACTATTGCATATATCTACTTTGGAAGCCATAAATACCTCATGTGTGAAAGGGAGCCGAAGCTCCCATGTAAATTTTAGGACAATCTTAGTATAACTCTATTAATCAAGAGTGTAAACTATTGCCATTTCAATCTTAGTATCTGCACCCTCTGAAGCTGTTAAATTAGCTGTACACTTAAGGTATAGGTTTGTCTCTTCAGAAACGTACTCACCGATCATCTTAGAAAGAGCGTCAACCCTTTTAAAGTTATCTCCGTTTGTTCCTGCGAGTAAAGCACCTTTTACAATAGTCTTTACAGCGTCAAGATCAGTACCAGCAGCATTAAGAAGCCCAAGATCAAAAGATCCTGTAGTCTTAGCTGTACCTGCGTAACGGATATAACCATCTACGATTCTACAATTCTTTGGAAGAACTGCCATCTTGAAAAGATCCCCAGCAGCGGCATCATAATCAAGAACTACTGAGTCATAGATATACTTCCCTTTTCCACCAGACACTCCTGGAGCTAGTCTTGTATTGCTCTCGTGAGCAGCTACACTTTCTGATTTTGTTGTTGAATTACTCATTATTCCCTCCTATCAGGAATTATGGGAGCCGCAGCTCCCTAATTATTATTAAGATCTCTCTACATATACTTCCATGCACTTAGCATCTTCAATTCTTACACCACCAACAGTCATGGCCACATAAGGTTGAACACTATAGCACTTGTCGCTTCTCTCAGAGATTCTAGCAGTAATGTCTTTACCTGTAGCAATAATCATTCCTGATTGTACCCAAGCTAAACAACGTCTAGCATCTACGATAGAAGTTCCAGCAGCATCAAATTCGCCAGTACTAACATTAAATTTCTTACTAGTATCAGACTCACTAATTAGTTGCTCTGTGTGATGAAAAGTAATTCCCATGAAAGCGTTTACTTCGCCATTAACAAGAGCTTTTACTGTATTGTAGTCAGAGCTAGTTACTTCAGTAGAAGCAAGTAGATCATCTAACTCGTCAGCAGTTACTGCCATATGGATAGTCTTATCATCTCCATCTTCAGCAATAACTTCACTCTTTCTAAACTTCTTCTTAATAAGTCTAAGAGTAGCAATATTTAGAGGAACGATGTTCGAACCATTAACAGATGCGATCCTTTGACTATTAGGGAAGATTTCAACTCCGTCCCCATTCTCACCAGTGATTACTGGAGCAGAAAATGCCTCAATAAATACTTGGTCTTTCTTTCTATTGAAGGCATTTTTAGCTTCAATAACATACTCAGAAGTTGGCGTATTAAGAAGTCTAATCTTGTCAACATCGTCAACTAGAGTAGCCCAATCAAAGTCACGCATAATTACGTTTCTTCTCTTATGCTCCATGTCCATTCTTGGAGTGTCCTCATGTCGTGATTGCTTCTCACGAACCTCTGTACCGCCAATGATGTCATAAGACTTCATCTTAGCTGATTGACTCTCCTGTCTTGCAAAGTTTGCAATTCTAACTGATTTTTGTTGGGCTAAATGTAAAACAGTGTTAGAGAACGACTTTACAAACCACTCGGTAATTTCAAATTCCATTTCTATCTCCTACGATAAAAGTTAATAAGTTAAATATACATAAGTTTTCGCTGGAGTGTCCATAAAGGGTCTAGCATTTTAGATAGTTTTTAAAATGGGGTCTAAAAAGAGTATCCCACTACCTTAGTAATAGGATACCCGATAAAGTATTAAATAGTCAACTATTTTTTAGCGTAAGCGATAGCACTTAGTCTATTGTACTCTTTCATAGCTGTAGCGTAGTTACCATGAGCTCTGTCATGTAGAGCGTGTTTAGGGTCACTCAACATAGCATTAAGTTTCTCTTCTGCCTCTGATGGTGTGATTCCAAACGCTTTCTCGCTCTCGCCTTTGAAAGTGTCGTTTGACTTAGCTTCACCAATAGCAGCGAACATTTTAATTAATGCTGGCTCATTAGTAAGCCCTAGTTCCTCAATACGTTGCTCTGCTTCTTTACCGCCATACTCGCTAAGGGCAAAATTTGCAGCCTTTAGCTTTCTATCATAAGCATCACCAAACTCCTCTCTTAAAGTTGTCTCATTAGCTTCGGCTGTTTCTCTAACCTTGGCAGCGAACGCATCCATCTCTGCCTGTGAGTTATCCTCTATCAGCTTGGCGATTGCATTAGCCTGTTTAGGCAGCATACCTGCTTTGAACGCTTCCTCTGCAAAGCTCTTGTAGAAGTCGTCACCTAAAGATGATTTTTCTCCTTTTTCAACAGTGTAGTTCTCTAGGCTTTCTGGTCTACCTAGTTTATTAAAGATAGTATTCCAGTCCTCGTCAGAAGTCTTCTCATCAGGGACCATCATCTTATCTTTTCCGATCATTTTAGACGCATTAACGTATGCGTGTGCCAGATCCTTGACACTTTTGTACTTCTGAATAGACTCGTTATCCGAGAGTCCTTCTCCGAGGTCGCTGTACCATGTTTTCTCTTCAGTGGTTCCTCCACCGCCTAAGTCGTCGTTTTCTTCTTCTTGTAATCTGCTTAATGGGTTTAGAAATCTTCTTAACATTTTGCCTCCTATGCTTCAAATTCCTGTGCTAATCTAGCATCTTCTCTAATAAGTTCTCTTAATTGTATTACGTCTAAATTTAATAGCTTAATTATATGCAATACTACTGATCTTGCTCCCTCATTGTACTGCAATTGCTCCGTACTTGTAAAGTTAGCTCTGTAAAAAGTTGTAATATTCATCAAATCATTAAGTACTAGTTTACCATTCTCGCTAGAGAATAGTTCTTTATACGCTACTACTAAGTCCATTTCATTCATAACTGCCTCCTATATGAATTATTGTTGTTGTACTTGTGCTTCGTTTACCTCAGTCTCTGACATAGTTTTCATAGTCTCAGCTTCCTGCTGTTGCTGCATCTGTTGCTGCATCTGTTGCTGTTGCTGTGCATCCTGCGCCCTCTTCTGCTCTACTTCAACCTGATCCTTCAGAAAATCCTGATTGACGTTCAATGCCAGAGCTGTGCCTCTGAATACTGCGTCTGTATCGAGGTTATCAATAACCGCAGGGTTAATCTCGAACAATGGGGCAGTAGTGCCAAACCATCTGCTGAAGTTATCTATATCTGCTGCGTGTTGTGCTCTAGCTATAGTAGAAGAGTACTGAACATTAATTTCCAGTCCTTGTAAGCTCTCAGGCATCTCTGGGTAGAATCCTTGCTTCATTAGTTTACTAAAGACATTCTCAACCACTGGTCGTAGTAGTTCAAACTGCTGTCTTCCTAATATTGGTCCCATTAACCGCAGCTTTTCCTCAGTCCGTTGCATAACCTCTGTAGCTGTCATTTGAGGTCCTTCATTTAGCTGCAACTGATCTATGAAAAACGCTTGCCGGATTCTGTCTCTAGTATCCTGTACTAGTTGCTCTCCTAGTCTTACGTCTGCTCCTGTAAAAATAGGCTTTATCTCTGCTCCAGGCCTAACAACATTCATTGCTCCTGGAGTCATTTTAACTCTTCGGAACATTCCTGTATCAGTGACCTGTATTGGAGGAGCTATCGCAAGTTGTGCCGAGCGTATGATAGTCTTGCTCATCTCATTCAGCATCTTGATATCAGGCATTGCCTTCATAGCAGGGCTTCTACCATACTTCTCACCAGAAATCTTAGTCCATCTTGGTACTGCGAATGGGAACATATCAAAACCACTCTCAGATAGTACTGTCTTATACTTCTTTATTACATAGAAGGACGCTACTGGGAATCTCTTAGGGTTCTTCTTAGGGAAGCTAGTATTCGTGAACTCATCTGTTCTAGGGAATACTGCATGAATAATCTCAAACTTCTGATCAGGCTTCTCCAGTTCTATCTCGTGCATTTCCTTAGTGATTACCTTATCACCAAATTCCTGCCTTATCTGTCGTATGCTGTACTTAAATGACCTATAAACAGTATCTACGAGTCCTCTGGAGTCCTCATCTATAAATACCTCATAAATAGGGTGTGTCTTGAAGTTTAGGATATACTTAGGATCCTCTTCCACTAGAAGTACAGAAGTACCGAAACCACCAAGATCTGTATACAGCTCGTGTAGCTCCGTATGGAAGTTAGTGTTGTTAAGTACGTTATGAGTGATATTTACACACTGTTGGAACCACCTGCGTACTTCATCTTCCTGATCTAATAAGCTATGCCCTGAAGTTAGTCCGAAAAACTCTGTAGCAGGGTTAGTCAGCATCCCATGAAGTGCAGAAGATAAAAGCTCATTAGAATGAATAGAAGTCCCATCATACAAGTGACGATTTTTATTGGTTCCTGGGGTTCCTGCATCATAGGTGTTCTCCTTGCGAGGTATTACAAATTTAGCGATATCATCCCACAATGACTCCCAATTTGCTCTCTCTGTTCTTAATTGCTCGTGTCTCTTTATAATCTTTAATGCAATAGGATCTACTGCTCCGTCTGTAAGTACCATCTTAAATATCTCCTGCCATACCGCTTAGCATTGATTTATACCTGTCTAATCCAGGGGAAGTAGCTAGCATCCTAGCTCTGTCTTGCTGCTCCTTAACTACTGCATCCGACCTGTCTAGATATGACTTTAGTTTATTCACAACATCATTAGATTGTCTATAGATATCTTTTCCTGAGAAGCTATCACCATGCGCTCCTAGTTCAGCTTTCTGATTACCGCTTAGTTTCTCATACTCCTTCCTTATCTCGTCTTTATTCATAGAGTTGAAATCAGAGTCTCCTAATGAAGAGTATTTGTTAATAATTCCTGTATTTGCAGCTGTGTATTCGCCTGCATTGTAGTTTACTTTCCTCTTACCTAGATGCCAATGACTCGGTGATCTAAATACACTCTTAATCTTGTGTCCCCATCCCATTTTTAACCTCCAAATTCGTCCCAATGAATATCAGCATCATCTGAGTACTGTTCCATAATATCGCTAATAGATGTAAATGATAACATATCATCTACCCCTCTGGCAAATGTTTGAAACGCATCGGCACCGTGAGATGCCCAATCGTGTCGTGGTTTATCCTTGAAAACACGATTCTTGGTGTCATAATCTCGCTGATAGTTAGATAAGCAGCGTATTCCTTGCTCACATCGTGTATCAAACTCACATAATGTAATTATTGCTCTAGCTGCATCTATCGCATCCGATTTCTGTCCGACCTTAGGTACAGTATCAATAGGGTACAATCCCTTGACCTGCATCGTGTCTCTTCTAGTAGTGCCAGTGGTTAGCTCCCTCTGCTCTACGTCATGGGGCATA